ACGGAGGAAGAACCCTTCTAAGTTCTCTTCAATAAGAGGCGTCTAACCCCCTTCGAGTGTTCACGGAACGTCGCTCGCGAGGGGGTTTTGGCGTTCTACGGGCAAAAAATCTATACTTTTTTTAAAACCCTTGCCCAGTAAGGCTCAATCCAGGCGTTTTTCCGTCATCATTTGACGAAATATTGCATTTAGGTGTCAGTGGGGGGTATAATTTATGCATGAGGTTAGTTAGCTAAATAACCAGGGCGCTTCTCAAATTTCCGCCCAGTCCTATCAACCGAACAAAGGAAAAGGAATTGAATACTCTTTACGGATATGGAATCTCTATACTCTTATTTATCGGAGGGTTAAGCCTTCCAAGGAACGGCCAGGACACGGCCGTAAACGGCCCGCAGAGGGCCGTAGCAGCCTCTATAAGGGCCGTTGAAACCTCTGACGATGAAAGGGCGCTCGTAAAGCGTTTTGCGCTCACATCGCTTCCTGACTTGCCACCTGTCAAAAATGACCACACAGGCAAGCGCTCTAAGGTACCAGCCGACCCGTCAATGCGTTGTCCGAAACTAGAGCCAGTATTCGAGGCATACGGGTTACACCCTGTTCAAACTTGGTCGTATATCGCCTGGCGTGAATCCGGCTGTCGACCAAAGGCACAGAACGCCAAGTGGGACGCGAATGGCAATATGACCTACGCGCTTAACAAGGATGGCTCGTATGACACTGGCCTCCTCCAAATTAATTCTTCATGGCGCTCAGTAACAGCGAAAGTGTGCGGAGATAATGCGATCCTGAATCACATGCAAGGGCTAAAAACCGTGCACTGTAATTTAATGGTTGCCCGCTACATCATGGAGCACAGTAAGGGCGGGTTGGCTAACTGGCGGATGTGAACTGCGTCGTTATAACGCCGTTGTCGTATTCACTGTCCGGAGGAAGTTCCTCCACAACAAGCACCCTCTTCAACCATCTGTCAGTACCGTCATAACGAGGCTGGAATGGTTTACGACCATGCACAGTGCTGTTGTTGTCAATCACCATTAACTGACCGGTCTTCAGCGCAATGGACTGGGTTCCCATAGAAACAGCCCATTCAAGATTGCGCAACGCCATGTCAGCCGCTTCGTTGATGCCCTTCATCACAGTTGCGTCGTAAGTAAGTCTCCATCCACGTTCATCTCTTTTCAGCACAGAAAGAGGTATCTCCACATCTGGCTCACCATGGGTGCGGAAACTCTCATCTATGCCAGTGACGAACCACTCTTCTTGGAGGGTGTCAATTGTGTGCTGGCTTAGATAGGGAAGGATATTCTCAATAGAAGCGAATGTTGTCTCTGCGTTCTCGTCGCCACGCAAGCACAGAAGTAGCACGTAATCTGGCTTATACGGGTGGAAAGCAGTCTCTGTATGAAGAGCCAACTCGGTCTTCGAGGATGTTGATATCTGTCTTGTCTCAGTTCCCTTAACCGGGAACACGTCTTGAATCAACTTGCCGTTCTGTTCCTGCGCGTATCCAACAGGGTGCCCAAATAGGGCGGCATGCATCAGTATCGACTGGTTCGCCGTAGGAGTCTGTATGCCATCACGACCCTGAGAGTCTGGGGTTGGGGGAACAGGGTCAACAGCAACATCGTTATATATGGCAATACCCATCTCACCACTTGCTCTCAACAAACTTATGTGTCTCGTCTTTTACCTCATTGCGATGGAACGGGTCGAGCATCGTTCCACGGAGAGATTCGGCAATGTCTGGTCGTGCCGACGAGAGCAGGTTGAAATACACCTGTCCGTATCGGAGTGATTTGTCTTGCGCTGCCCACTTTTCAAATTTGATACTTGCGTCAGCTAAAAAATCAGTGAACGAAATGTACTCAATTTTCATTATTCGCTTACCTCAAGCGGGTATTGCATCGTAGACAAGTGTCTGACCATTTATATGTCTTTCTAAATTCACGCGGGTGAGTGCATTCAAGCATCTCAATCGCAAGCTTATTGCATAGTTCGCGAATCAACTCAGACAATGCAACGCCTTTCATCTCCGCACACTTCTTCCATCTTTCATGGTCGCGCACGGATGCACGAATCAGAACTTGACGTTGCGCTGGCTCACCTGGTTCAGAACCTGTATTTGTTCTTCTAGATGTTCCGATTGTTTCCGCAATCTTGTCCATGGCGGCTTCAATGTTGTCGAACTGTTCCTCTGGCGTTGGCGCAATGGTCTCGTCAATTGGGGCGACGGGCTGCTCCAGGATATTAATTATCTCCGGACGATTCTTGTTAGTTCGTGCCATCAGTATCAGTCTCTTCCCAATCCTCATTGTCCACCATATCATCGATTATTTCTGCGTCGATAATGTCTCCAGTGCCAATTTCCTGAAGCCTTTTAGTCGTTCCAAGAATCTTATCAATCTCGTCTTGAGGCATGACACCAGAACTACCCATAATCTCAAGAAGCTTGCGTACTTCACTCTCCGGACTGAACTGGTCAGAAGCAGACTTTGCTACAGCACCAGCCAATGTCGCGCGAATAGGCGTCTGTACACCAACATCCATCTGAATATTTACGTTGTTCTGCTCCATGCCAAGAAGTTTTGCGCGCCTATCAATTATCGCTAATACTTGCTGTATGGCCTTAAGGTCAGGCTCCATGACAACTTCGGTCCCATCATCCATGCGCTGCTTGCGTGGTTGAGTCATCGGCCAAATGGCTTGCTGTAGTGCATCGAGTCTTTCTAGCTCCATACGTAAAACTTCTGGGTAAGCCATCAATGCTTCGCGATTGAGCTTCTCTAACTGCCTGCTTATGGCCTTGCCAACAACCTGCGTGCTTACGCCAAAGCGTCTCCCAATCTCCTGGTTGGAATGCCCTGCCTGCTTCATCTTGAAGATACGGGTGTCCCTTTCAGCAAGGAACTCCCTCGTCAAAGACTGTGACTTATCTGCCATGTAAATAGTCTAATCCATTTTCATGAAATCCAAGACCTCAAATGGCAAGCGCGTTCCACGCTTCATCTTGATTGGCCAGGCGCGCTTATCACGGGCTCCACGGAAATGGCGAACATCATAAACGTAACCCTCAACCGCAGTTGGGTCTGGAGTAATGGAGATACCGAACTCAGGCCAACGAGACCATACGGAAGAGCCAAATGGTCGCAGGTCACGGGTTGACATGGTCGAGCCCAGAGGGGCATGGTGTTCCAACCAAAGGGCACACCCATATACGTCACGAATCTTGTCAAGGAAGCGTGCGACCTCGATGGCGAGTGCTTCTGATGTTTTCGTTCCGTTATCCAAGTAGGCCTTGTACAAAGGCCCCATGCAAATCAACTGTGGCTTTACAGTATCAATCAACTGCTCAATGACCATCCGGTCACGGGCATTACAAATGTCTATTCCTTGCGGACGTATGTACAAGCGCGCATCAACTTCTTTGTTGTGTGACATTTGCACCGCATTGTCCATAATCTTGCGCGATGCACGACGAATAATTCGCTCTGGGTTTTCAAGGTCAATCATTAGGGTTCGCACTGGCGGAATTGGTTGGTACGTAAATGGATGCATGCCAGCAGCAGAACAGATAGCGACCTGACGGGCAAGCATCGTCTTACCAACGCCTTCAGCAGCAACGACAATTACACGCTCGCTCTTTTCAAGCAGGCCAGGGATGACCCATTCATAGGTATCGTTATCCGCTTCTTGGAGAAACTCCTGCCAGTTAACCAAACGACCAGGGTCAGATAATTCCTCCGGGCTGAACGTATTGATGACCATCGATAAACGGTTGAGTTTTTGCTCAAGCGTCAACTTGTCAAGAGCAAGAACATCCTTAATCCCATCAAGCAATTCGTCTTCTACGGCTCGCTCGTCTGCAGAGTCGAGAATCTCATCCGCCATTCCCTCTGGCAGTTCGTAATCAAGGTCGACCAATTCTGATGCCTTGTGCCCTGCTTCAATATGGTCGGTGATGTCCTTGCCAAACGGTGATATGCGGACACGGCAATTACCACCAGCAGCAAGAAGCAATTCCCTGACGCTTAATGCATGTTTCTTTCCAGATTCGTCGTTGTCGGCAATAATCTCTACGAACTTTGCAGCAGCAAGCAGTTCTGTGAAATCCTGCTCCCAGTGACCAGCACCGCTGGACATCGTTGTTGAACACAGGCCCTTTTCGGCGAGCGTGTCTGCGTCTTTCTCCCCCTCAACAAGCCAGATTGTTTCGTCGTTAACTAATGCGCTAACAACTTCAGGCAAGCGATAAAGGACCTTGCGAACACCGGTTGCGCTCCATATGTATTCACCAGGATTATCCGGGTCAGGACGACGATGGCTAAATGACTTCTTTCCATCTTCTGTTACGTAACGCAACTTTTCGTAAAGCAGGTTTCCTTGTTCGTCCTCATAGCGATACACCTTTTTCAATGTTCGCTTCTTTGACGCAGACTTATTTAAATCAACTTCTTTCTTGCGGACGCTTACCTGTTTCCCGCTCACACCAAGCGAATCGAGAATCTCTTGGTAGTTGCACGGGTCTCCATAGTGACAGGTCATCAACAGTTCACCACCAGAGCCCTCACCAATACTTAGGGACGGGTTTTCATCATCAGTTCGACATGGGCAGCGCGCATACCACTGCGTTGGGGACGATTGATGAACCCCATCCAAGCGGTCAAGCGCTTCTTGTACCTGCTGTGAAGGCATTACTTCTTAACTCGCAAGCTTGCTCGGTAGCGTCGGCGACGTTCTGCAACTCGTTGCCGTGGAGACATTCCTCCCCACATTCCCTGCAAGTTCGGAAACGAGATGGCGAAATCCAAACATTCACTCTTAACCGCGCACCCAGCGCAGATAGCTCGCGCGCTTTCATACTTTTCGTTTTCGTTACCCGATGGGGCGTGTTCCGGGAACCACCAGTCAGTTGGCATTCCTTTGCAGTCACCACGAAAATCCGGAACAGGGATTTTCGGAAAGAACAGCTCTAATTCGGAATATACATCCAGCTTACCTTGACTTACTTTACTTTTCTTTGTGTTCCCCGAGTTCATGCAATCAAGATACAAGGACCGAGAACAGAATGCAAGGGTTTAGTCGAAAAATCTCATCAATTTCTTGGCGAGCTTGCGGCCTACTTCTTTAAAGCGGTCCTTTGTCGTTTCCTTGCCGGCAAGACGACGTGCAAACTTTCTCATGGCTATTTCAGATTCATATACAACATCATAAATGAGCTGTTCATGCTCGTCGGAATTAGTGTAAAAATCCCAGACCAACGGGTTGAATGTTTCGTGCTCATAAAGCATTATGTCGTCTAGAGCGCCTGATGTTGCAAGTATTTCTGTTCGCCATCCAACTTTGCGCTCAATGTGGCTAAGAACTTCAGTGATTGTATCTATACCACCAACTTCCCACGCCTCGTTCACGAAATCAGAAATGATTCTGTCATGCAGCATCATCCGGCGGAACTCTTCTATTGCCATCGCTTCGGGCTGGTCGTCAAAATCTTCGTCGCTAATAAATACAGGCTCGTTTTCTTCATCCCACTCGAATGGGCCGCCTGCGTCCGACATAATTCTATGATACCACCGCGCGGTGAGCAATCATCTTTTTTTGTGTTCCAGATGAATTTTCATCCATAGCTGCTATCGCACCAGCTACCGGGTCGCTTGAACGATAAAAATCAATGTATTCAACAATGGCATTGTACAAAGACCAGCCATTAAAGCCGTACTTACCAGCGTTTCTGTCATTCAAGTAGATATTGCGAATCATTTCGTACATCTGTTCACGATTATTTCTTTGTCTATCCGTTTCTGTCGGTTCCTTAGGGAATACCGCAGAAATCACTGCGTCAATCTTCTTTCCTCCAAGCGGAGCACCAATCGACAGCATTCGTTCTGCTTCCCGAGCAAATGACTCAGCCCACTGCACGGAGATATCAAGAACGCGTCGTGCGTCTTCAATTGCGCCATCGACATTCCTTGTGTGGCGTGCCGTGAACACTCGCTGGGCGTGCTTCAAACCAAGGACAACGGTGTTATTGCAAACAGCACGGATATCTGTATTCGCATAACGAATTGGCCATATGCCATCGTGGCCAGCAGATACAACTAGGTATCGGGCAATTTTGTCATTAACCCCAGCTGGGTCAATCACGAGACCACCAAGCTCGATAGTTGCGAAGAAGCGCGCTCCGTTCCGAAGAACACCAACAGTATCCATTACAGCATCGCCTTCTGATGCGCCAACGACTGCAAGAGCTCGCTCAAGAACTTCACGGTTTTGTCTGACTTCGTATCTCGTTCCAACAGTCGCAAGTGGGTTGAACGACCCATCAATGTTCTGGCGAACTGTTGCGCGACTGTCCTCAATAATCACTACCGAACCGTCTGCGTTGCGAATCAAATCCCCATTGTCATCAACGGCTGCGACACGGGTGAGAATCACGTCGTAATCAGCTTCCGCCGCTTCGAGCATTGCTTCCATCGTCTGGAGGCCAGACATCGGCGTTCCGAGCCTGTGCCATGGGGGCATTCTTCCGTCCCCTGTGGCGTAGGCCATTTTGGCCTTATCGCCAACTACTTCAAGTTCGTGTGCCATAAAAAATCTCCTTACCCTTACTCTATCACCGGGCAACCTGTGTATAGAATGCTGTCAGGTTGTGCAAGAACGTTTCCTACTCCGACCGGACCTAGGAGCGGCTCCGCAATCTGGGGTGACCCGGGTTCTTTTTTCCTTTCTTACCCGGGTCACCCCAATTTATTTATTTGTACTTCTGTTCGAGATGTGCAGTTTCAGAAATGTAGTCATCTACTAGTTGCAAGAATTCATTAACGGTGAATCGTTTCTTCCCGCGCACAATGTGAATTGTTTGCATACGGGTGACACAAATTTGTTCATCTGACTTTGTACCTCTGTAAATGGTTACTGTTTCAGACTTATCCCAAATAGCCTGCCAAACATCAGTACCGTCTCCGGAAGCGTCAAATTCGTAAACCTCGTAATGCTTTTTCTTCATTTGCATAGTCTACACAGTACGGGTATGCTGGGGAAATGCAAACATTCGTTCCGTATCCAGACTTCCATCAAAGCGCAAACGTTCTTGACTATCGCCGTTTAGGCAAACAACGTGTCGAGACATTGCAAATTCTCAACTCACTCACCGGTCTCGGTAAAGCGGGTTGGAAGAATCATCCAGCTACAAAGATGTGGGCTGGTCATGAGAGCGGGTTGATTGCCTATGGTATCGCGATGTGCGATGCATGGATTGCTCTTGGATACAAAGACACGTGCCGCGAAAAGATTTCTGCTCTTGGCTGCGCAGACGACACAGACTTACCATCATGGTGGGGAGACGACCGCGTGCACTCAAGCCACCGTTCAAACCTGCTTCGCAAGTTCCCTGAACACTATTCGCAATTCGGCTGGGTAGATAACCCTGCCGCTGAATACGTTTGGCCTATTGTTGCATCATGAACCGACGCAACTTCCTTTCAAAGGGCTCGATTCTTGCTGCAGCCGCACCGTTATTTGCCACCAAAGCAATTATGGACTTTGCACGCGACAAAAAGGAACCAATTCCAGAACTTGAGTATGGCTCAGTTCTAACGGCAGAATTTATGAACGAACTTACTGCCCGTGTAAATGATTTGGAGAATCGCATTTGACACGTCAGCGTCTCTTTCTCGATATGAACTGCGTCGATGCTGCACGTGAAAGAATGCGTCATGTCTATGACACATTCGACACTGTTTGTGTCCAGTTCTCAGGCGGTAAAGACTCAACCGCTGTTCTTTATCTTGCAAAAGAGATTCATGAAGAGCGCGGACTAGGGCCAGTCAAAGTCATCTTCCGTGATGAAGAGATGGTTAGCCCTGCCGTCATCGAGTTCGTAGAAAAAGTTCGCAACTACGACTGGGTTGACATGGAATGGTATTGCCTTCCATACGGCGCTGAGGTTTGGGTTCTTGGCCGGCGTGAGTATTGTCTGCTTTGGTCCAAGTTCCGCGAAGAGAACGACCGACTCATACGACCAATGCCGTCGTGGGCAATCCGTGCTGAACATTTCGGATTAGACCCATCAAAATCAATACCTGAATCGGTCGACTACTACACAATGCAAGGGAAAAAAGGCCGTGTCGCGTTCATCACCGGTGTTCGTGCAAACGAGTCGATGATTCGTTATCGCTCTTGCGTGCAGAAGCTACATGAGAATTACATTGTTATTCCTTTCCGCATGAAAAAGAATATTCCGTTGCGGTTCGCCAAAGTTATCTACGACTGGACAACAGACGACGTGCTGAAGTTCATCTCGGAAGAACACGGAGCAGAGTACTGCAAGTATTACGACCTTGCCGCACTTACGGGCAGCAATACACGGGTTGGTATTCCTCTCCATGCTGTCGCCATTCGACGTATTGGTGATGTCATCGCAACTGAGCCAGAGTTCTACGACCGCCTATACGAATGCTTCCCACATATCGACGCTCAACGCCGGCTATGGACTGAGTTTGACCTTGAAAAACAAATCATGCAATATGCGCAAGACGGGTGGGATGGAGTCAAGCGATGCATTGAGGACAATATGGCTACTCCAGGCCTCAAAACTCGTGCACGGGCTTACTGCGCAGAGTTCCGCAAAAAACATGTTAAAGACCCGCGTTCATACCCTCTTCACTGGTTGATTCGCAATCTGCTCATCCACGAAATCAACATCACTTCGGTTAATCCAATCGGACCAGGAACGCGCGCATACACAATCCAGCAAGAACAGGATTTACTCGGGCCCGAGTGAGCCCCTTGCGATTCTGCCTGCCTGCTCGGCATCAAAGAACACAACCACGTACGATATTGCCATTCCCTCGTCTGTTTGAGTAGAAACAACGTCAACGGCATCAGCGCTGACTTGTAACGCAGAGGCCATCGATGCGCGCAGATTGCCTATATCTGTTTCCAGTGTTGCGATGTCGGAGAACATTTCGTCTGTCCATACCGGCTCTGCGTACTCAGCTGGACCAGATGCAATCAACTCCCTAACCATCTGCTCGGCGACTTCTGCCTTTGCACAAAGAGTGCAAGCAATCTTTTTGGTCGTGAGCGCTCTCTTGCGATACTCGGTATGCCGGCACTCTAGCCGATGGGCATATACGACTTTGCCCCAGCCACCCGTACGGGAGATTTCTAAAACAGCGCGTTGCGGCGCAGCTTTCTTATTTATCTCCATTGTTCTGGTCTGTCTCCAAAGCCTCATACATGCGGCGACCCTTTTCAGTGATACGCAACAGTGGCTCGCCCTTATTGTTATCTCCGCAAATCTCAATCAGACCATCTTCCAGCATCTGGAGAATCTCCATCTCGAGTTGCCAGCCTTCTTCTGTTGTCGGAACGCTCATTTTTATTTCCTTTCGCATACCCATATCTTACCGTTACTCCTTGCCGTAGTCAAGACCCAATTGCAATAGGTCCATCACGATATCTTCAGCTACGGCGCGCTCCACCATGTCAGAGCCATCAGTTGCGGCATTTACAACTCCACGCTTGGACTCGATGAGTGCGTACATCTCTTCGTCGATGGTTCCAGCAGCCAATAGGTACGTCGCCATAACTGAGCCCTTTTGCCCAATTCGATGACAGCGGCTATATGTTTGGTCAACGTCTGCCGGGGTCCACGGAAGCTCAACGAAGAGCACCTCTTGTGCAGCAGTAAGCGTGTGTCCTGTCTTTGCGGCTTGGATTGACAACACAATCACTGGGGCTTCATCGATATTGCCGTTCTGAAACGCAGCTTTAGCCGCCTGTACATCCTCCACGCTCATTCCGCCCTGAATCTTCAGCCCGCAATAATGATTAGCGATTGTGTCGACGATGTCTCGGTGGTGTGCGGCAACTACAACTTTTTCTCCGGCACCAATCTTTTCATCAACCCATTCGAAGGCTGCCTCCAGTTTCGCTGTAGCAGCGAGACGACGGAGAATAGACATGCGCATAAGGTGCTCATGGGATTCAGCACGGATACGCGTACGAACTGCTGCCGAGTATGGAGATGCACCTATTTCTAAAGCAATTTCTCGCGCACGGTCAACAAGGTACTGCACGATGTCGGCACGGGCTTCCGCATACTCTTTCATTGCAGCAGAAGAGCCGGCAACAATCATGCGCGAATGTCGTACGGGTGGAAGTTCCGATAACACCTGTTCCTTGGTGCGGCGGATATAACAGAGAGAGCGAAGGGTGTCGTTGAGTTCTTCCAGGTTTGTCGCGCCATCAACATGCCATTGTCCGAATCGGTCACGAAACGCACCGCAATAGCGCCGGTAGAAACCCCATAGACCGCCGAACTTATTGAGTACGCCGAGAATATCGAGCTGTGCGGCATATTCAGCAGGACGGTTCGTAATTGGTGTCCCCGTAAGACACAAAACAAGTCCATCATCCGGGGCTGACCTTGCCATCTTGATGGCAGATTTTGTTCGCTTCGCCGTCGGTGTCTTTGCATAGTGCGACTCGTCAAAGACGTAGCCAGTATGACCAGTTAGGAGTTTTCCCCAATGGTCAATGTTGCTGTACCCGATGATAAGGACATCGTAAGAAAGTGGTTCAGGAAACTCTGAACGGTTGGTCACATACGCAACTTTGCGGTGCGGGAGCCATTTATTGATTTCGTCTCGCCAGTTCAGCACCAAACTCGGTGGGCAGACAACAACTGCTGGGAAACTCTCAGTGTGTTCCAGTGTTCCGATTGCTTGCATGGTCTTTCCAAGACCCATGTCGTCTGCGATAAAACACCGCTTTGCCTTTGAGGCGTAAACGATACCCGCTTTCTGGTACGACAACAAACTTCCTTTAAGTGTAGGGATTTCAAGTTCGGCATCCTGCGCTTTTGATGATGCGATTGCTGCGCTGCGTGCGGCATCTAGTTCATCGGCTTCCTCCATAAGTCCTTCTTGTATCTTTTCGCCGAACGTCTCGCCCCACCTGATAGCTTCACGGATTGCTGTAGCCGGGACTTTCCAGGCTTTGGAATCGGGATGCCACGTGACGCCTGGAAGCAACTTGACGGCACGGACTTTTACAGGGTCGTACTGAAAGCCAAGAAAAATCCATTCACCTTCTCGGTAGACACCTGAGTTCTTCGTGACTGGGGCTGGGAGGTCAAACTTTAGTACTTCAGGGTCAATGGTGAAGTCGTGCTTATAACCGAAGTCCCGTGCAAACCCGATGCTGGACATCGGAACGCGCCAGACACGAGCAACTTTGTCCCACTTCGCCCCCGGGATGAGTTTCACGTTGTCTACTTCTTGCGGGTCGTACGGGAAACTTAGCACTAAATGGTCATCAGCGAGTTCCATTCGCTTTGCTGCCGACGGCAGGTACATCCGGTCTTGTAGCACACCTCAATGCTACAGCGGGGCTGTGGCGTTGAGCAACGGGTCTTCTCAGATGGCTTTCGCAAGTTCTTTGGCTAGCACCACAAGTTCGTCATCTACGGGCAGACGGGTGGAGTGGAGTATTCGGCTAACGAGTAACCGTATCAACCATTTGAGGTGGTCGTTCTCTGTGCGAAGGGCGTAGTACTTTGCCCAACCAACCTTGCGAGATGTTTCTATCCCGTTGATGAGTGTCTTGGTGTGTTGTTTCATACATAGGTAGACACACCTAGAGTGCGCTTGGTCAGACATTTTGGCGTGAAAGTCGTCACACGGGCATAAAAAAGAGCCCCCACCGTTAGGCAGGGGCTCTCTCAGGGGGTCTTAGAGTGCGCCGATAATGATAAGCAGTATCACTATCACGCTTACGGTCGTCATTCCGACCACATTTTCTTGTATTCGTCTTTTGTGTCTTTGTATTTTTTGATGAGACGCTCGGCGTGTGGTGTTGCCACTATCCCGAACATTATTGCTGTTGCGTAAATGAGTAGGTTTGACATGGCACTACCTTACATGACCCACTAACAGTATGTCAAGCATTGTCGCTCGCATGGGTAGAAGTATGACGCAGGGGTGTAACAGAGTTTTGATGAGTGGAGTTCTGGACTGAGTACAACTTTGGACTGAGGCAAGATTTGTGCGAGTAACACGAGGCGCAATTCTTGACGAACGACAGGACTGGGTGATGTCACCACCAACCCGATTTTGCGGGACTGGCGATGCTGGGGTTTGGCACTATTTATTTGACGGTGGCGGAAGACGAGCCGTGACGAGGCTGACCTGAGGCGAACCGAGCCCGTAACGCAAAAAGCCCCACCAGCGGAGGGCGCTAGTGGGGCTTTCTTTCTGAGGTGGCTACTCAGGCTGTGTTTGGATTCCGAGAGTTGTCCACCAAAACTTGAACGCTTTGGCGTGCAACTCACGGAGTTCCTCGGTCACAACATCGGGGTTTTGATGCCCGATGTCCTCAAGAAGGTTGGCGAACTTATGTGCTAAGAGTGCCACCTCTTTGAGTGTGACCACTGAATCATTGTGACTCATAGGTTACCTCCTTGCCAATAAGTATAAAGAGACGCAAATGGTATGTCAAGTTATTACGAAGTGAACTTTGGCACACGTGGGCGAGCCAATGATTTTTACTTGCCGTCAGTTCCACACCCCGCAGCGGGCGTTGGGACGAAGCGTCGCCGAACAACGGGGCTTCTGGTTCCCATCAAGAAACAGGTTGCGACGGGTTTGATGACTCAGAGTCACGAAAACTAAACCAATAAACTTGGTCGCCCCACCGTACGAGTGCAGTTGGTTGCAGACACGGAACGCGTTTGCGGAAGAACTCCGCCCCCTTCTGAGCCGTCCCAACCCAGCAGTCCCGATGTCTGCGAGAGACCACTCAACAACTATTTGTTTGACGGTGGCGGATGACGAAGACCGAAAAAGCAAGAAGCCCACCTGATACTTGTCAGGTGGGCTTCTTCATCAACACGACATGGGGTGTTCGTGTTAATGACCTACGAAATGAAAGTTATCGGCTAAATAGGAATTCAGCAACTTCCAAGAATTAAAAAAATTACAACTAGAACTCCTAGATAGACCATGTGCTCAACCTTTGTAGGCAGGGTGTGCCTGTTTAGATATTTTTAATTTATAAGTACAGTCACTGTCAAGATGCGCTACTCCGAAACCTTCTATAGCGACCTTCTCACCGACTTCTGTGTTCATCTTACAGCGAACACATGTTCGTTCAAACTTGTTTGTAATTATTTTCATGTAAGTAAGAGTATGTAAACTAAGACAAGATGTCAAGGATTTCGAAAATTCTCCTCGACCAGGCGTTTTGTTCGACAGCTTCCTCGAGGAGCAGAGGTCAGCTTACGGGACTTCCGCGTATTTGCTAACCGCGCAACCAGAAGGCGGGCCGGCCGGCCGCTGCGGCGGGATGAAACTCATTCGTGGCCATCAAGACAATCAAACTTCATGACCCTTGCGACCGCAAATTACTTTATTTGCCGACGGCGACATCATTTACACACTCCACGTGGACTTCCTGAGTTCTTCAACCCCTCGGTGACGGGGCTGCCGAGGGGTTTCGTTGGCACTATTTCTTTGACGGTGGCGTATGAAGGTTTCTCGTGAGGTGAGTTGCATTTCCTGATGTACCTAGATACACTCATGTCATGAACGAAAACTCCTACCGCACCATCAAGTCTCTGCTTGCGTCTATCGCTCTCGCCATTGTTGCTCTCTTTCTATTCGTGACTGTCGCTAGCCATTTGAGCGCACAACGCCTGAGCGACAACCAATACTTCTGCAACGGCGCACCAATCAACATCAAAGAGGGCGACACTTTGTACTGGATTGTTCGCAATAATTGCGACGGCAACTTTGTCAATGCTCTTGATGAGGTAGTTTCGTTCTACGGCACTACACTTCAGGTGGGCAACACTATTTATCTACCTACACACTTTCCGTGCAAGTTGCGTTTCACGGACGGTGGACAAGTTATTGAGGACTGCTGATGTATTCGGACGACGACATTTACGAAATACTTGAGGAAAACTATTACTCAATCGGAACTACGGGTAAGCAAGCAATCGCTTCCATTTGGTTTGAGATTTCTGCTGGGTACTTTGACGACCAACTTGTTGAGTGGGGTATTGAGTTCCCAAAACTATTTGACATCATCAACCGTCTTGCTCACACACTATTTGTGACGGGCAAGTGGAATGTGATGTCTCAATGATTTGCAACGGTTGCGGTGAGGATTTCCCTGCTGGCGTACAAGGCAAGTTTGCGAACGACCCAAACGGGCTTCCCGATAATGGCTGGTCATTCTCGCTGGAGTGGTTAGGTTACTACGCTGGCTTCACGGACTATCTCGGTAGTGATGAACCACTTTCGGTGTTCGTCTGTCACGATTGCGTTGCGAAGGTGCTGACTGCGCTACCTGAACTCGGTAAGCGTGTTGGTCAAGGGGCGCACCCAAGCCCAACTCCTGAAAAACCTTGTTGTAAGTGGTGTTACAAATGGGTTGGTGAGAACGACATTTACTTCTCTGACGAAAACGGCAACTGGGTTGTCGGCGAACGCCTTACACAACAAGACGGAGTGCTGTGAGTTTCTATTCTGAGACTAAAAAGATAGAAAACATTCGTCGTGCGCATAGCACTCAGGCTGGGTTACGGAGTTTCCCAAACGATTGCGAGTGCCGTCGTTGTGGAGAGATTATTCCTTCCAACACGCCTTTGGTGTGGATACGGGGTAAAGGCACTTTCCATGTCCAAAACCCATGCAAGGTCACTGAATGATTGTCGTGGCTTTGATTTGCGCTATCGCTTTGTTCTGTTTCGCTTCCTAGAACAAAGTCTCTACCTGCTCTTTGACTGGTTTTGTCTCCACGCATACCTTGTGGGCGTACTTCCAGTTCTTTTCTACGACCTTTAGGTTGTTGTTTGTTCCGACATTCACCCACCCTGTGATGAGGTGCATTGTTCCACCTGCTGTTGGGTCTACTGGATTTTGACAGAACTGACACCTGAACATTGCGTAATCGGACATGACTTCATAATAGCGGGGCTGTCGGGCTGAGGCAATAGGCACTAACTCTTTGACGGTGGCGTATGAGCGGGTACGCAAATAAGGGGCGCACCCACCATGACGGCGAGTGCGCCCCTTTGGGGTCGGGTCGGGTCTGTCAGTACGACAGCGTGCGAGTGAGAAGGTCACGCACTAGCGCGTGGCTTTCAATCCATGAGCCGATGTTGTCAATGACGTGACGTTCAAACTCGGTGAACGACTTGTCCGAGTAGCGCCCTACCTGTCGGTCATAGATTACGGCTGATGGGTAGTCAGGGCTGAATACTTCAAACGATGTGACGGTGAACCCTGCGCTCGGTTGCCACACGACACGGCGTATGGTCGCTTCGTATTTCTTGCGCTTGGCGTTGTGGCTGAACTCCAGTTCCACCTGCTCGCCCCATAGGTCTGTCTCACCCATGCGCTGTATGTTTAGGTCTGACGACTGCCAGATGTAGGTAACTTCGCGGTCACGCTCACGGCGCTTAGCGAGTGGGATTACTGCTATCACTTGCTCTCCTTTGCTAGTAGGTGCGTTCAGTGTACCTGCTTAGGTATCAGGCCGTCAAGTATTTCAACTGGTCATGCGTCACACGGGGGCGCACCCGTTGGCCACCCACCCACGCGCGACTGGCCGATGACTGGGGCTTGGCCGCGACGCTCAGGGACACCCCAGCGGCGGGGCTGCTGGGGCTCAGGTAAGGGACTAACTCTTTGACGGTGGTGGATGAGCCCATGAACGACAAAAGCGCCATGCCCCCACACTCGGAGACATGGCGCTCGGTTGTTGTCTGTTGTTAGTTTGAGCCCACTAGCAAGATAAGCGCAACGATAACGACGACAGCGACTATCACTCGTGGTTACCGATAGTGACGGAGTAATGAGCCCCCATAGGGACATCATGGTGTGCCAGCCAGCAACGCATGGTCGTAGCAATAATCTTGAATCGCAACTTCCATTCGCCGTTCACAGTGATTCCACGCAACAAGTTGTCGGGCGTTTCAGCCTCAAACACGCCGTCAATGGCACGATTCCACAATGGCAGTCCATTCACTTGCCATAGGTTGTGGTCATTCTTGGCGAACAAGCCTTGTGTGACTTCAGCGAAGTAGTCCATGTTGGATTCCCAGCATGAGCCGTCGCAGTAGTCCAATGGGACTTCCTCGTCTTTCTCGTTGAGTGTGGTGCAGGTGCAAGAGTTGGAGATTTCAGTCCAACCCTTCCATTCTGCTCGGTCGTACCATTCGGTCATGGTCATTCCTTTCTTGTAGGTGAGGTAATGATAGGGCAGTTCAGGTACGAAGTCAAGTTATCTGATAGGTCGTTCGTCACAGCCGGCAAGACATTCACAGCCGGAAAAGTTCTAACTGCCGGCAAACCGGATGCGCCCTTCACGCCGACGGCGCGGGGCTGTTGGGGTCGTCGTAATGGACTATTTGTTTGACGGTGGTGGAAGAAGGGGGATAACGAAAGAGCGCACCTGCCCGAAAGCAAGTGCGCCCTAAACGGAAGTGCGTTGGACTTACCAGTTACGCCAAGTGCGCCCCCAGCGAGGCGAGGTGCTTCGCAAGTAAGTAGTCAAGCGTGGCAAGCGAGTGCCAAGAGCGTGAGGAATAAGTATGTGAACGAGAAGGTCAAGCGAGCGCACAAAGCGACAGGGCGAGCCAAAGCGAAAGCGACTGACAGGTTTCTGTTCAGTCGCTTTCGCCGTAGCGAGGGTGAGCGCAAGGCTCATCAGTTGTTTTCAGCCTTCTTCATACGGCAGAAGTCTGCGAACGAGAAGAAGATAAACGGTATGTTTCCTTCTGCGAGAGCGTTCTTCTCTTGTAGTTCCACTTCGTCAAACTTCGGTTCGCCGTTGTCTCCGAGTGCGAAAGTCTGATAGCCACCCCACACATCTTTGTCAAAGGTAAAGAGCGAGGCACACATAGCCTCACGGACTTTTGTGAACGGGTTTTCTTCGTAGTCCTTCTGCGCCGAGCCACGCTCATAGCCGTCCAAATCTTCGCCCTGCGAGGGGTTGATAAACGCTTCCGTGACCATACAAATCCACGACCAGTTATTGAGGTGTCCTTCTTTGTGAAGGTCACTCAACATTATTGGAAGTGCGTCAGTTGGGTGTAAGTCCTCACAAACCATTTGTGCGATACCACCACCGTCTTTCACGCTGTCTCCGTTGCCGATAATCAGTATCGGGTTGATACCGATTATTGGGTTCTCTGCTTCCTTCACCAAGTCGGCTTTCAGGTCACGGGCGAGCGCAAGAGCGTTCGTAATGACTTCGTGAGCCACTTCTTCGGTTATTGCCATTTCTTCCCTTTCGTTAGTAGGTGGTACACATCATAGGGGGTGATACCACTTGTGTCAAGTGTATTTTTCGTCACACACCGTCCACGAGAGGGCAACACGAGAGAAGGGGTGACACGAGAGGCTCAGGGGGGGTGGAACGGGAAACCGATGGCAACTGAGCCATCAGTCCCGCGACCCATTCGAGCGAGACGGGGCTGATGGCACTATTGCTTTGACGGTGGCGGATGAGAGTTTCTGACTGTCAGTCCGAAAACGAGGGAAGTTCCGAGGAGAGTTGCTTTCCTGTCCGTATGCTGGTACTCTGCTCACACCTACTAATGAAAGGACTACCTACTATGGGTATGGATGTAATGGGGGCTTCGCCAAGCAAAAAGTGTGGCGAGTATTTCCGAGCAAATGTGTGGTGGTGGTCGCCACTATGGGATTACTGCCGTTCAGTTGCCGAGGACATTTGTGATGAGGTGGAGTTCGCCTACTCCAATGACGGAGACGGGCTGGATGACGAAAACAGCAAGGCTCTTGCCACCATTCTCTTGGATGAATACAAGTCAGGTCGCACCAAGCAATACGAGGAAGCCCGTCAAGCCGAGTTAGACGAAATCCCTATGGAAACCTGTGAATGGTGTAAGGGAACAGGACACCGTGTATGGCACTCCGACAAGACAGGTAAGAAGGAACAGGACTTCGCAGGTGAGTTGCTGACCCCTGAGCAAATGGAAATCTATGTCAATGTCACGACCCGTGAATGTAATGGGTGCGGTGGCAAGGGCGAGCGCAAGCCTTGGATAGCCGAATACTACTTTGAGGCAGAGTTCGTCAAAGAGTTCGCAACCTTCCTTCGCTACTGTGGCGGGTTTCACATCTACTGAGTTGCGTTTCTATTCCACAAGAGGTACTCTCTAGTCACTCCAAACGAAAGGAAACCAATGGAGACACAAACAAAGAAAGTTGCCAAGCGTCTAAAGCAATACCGCATTGACGCTGGTATGACACAGCAAGAGGTTGCCACATTTGCGGGTATTGACCGCAAGACGGTGAACCGTATTGAGAACTTCCACTTCTCACCAAACATTGACACGCTTCTGCGTCTGTCAAAAGCAATGGGCTTCACACCGTCAGACCTATTCCAAGGTCTGTAATGCGAGTTCGCCTCATCCACACACCCGACGAATACACCGACCTAGAGGATGGTGCGCTCGGAACTGTGACAGGACAGCGAAAAGACCCGTGGGGAGATACCGTCATCTCAGTCAAATGGGATGACGGTTCTACCCTTTCTCTCATTGAGGGAATAGACCAATACGAAATCATCCAAGAGGAAGGAAACTAATGGCAACTCGTTCTATCGTTGCCGAACCGTGGAAAGATGGCTGGCGTGGTCGCTATGTCCATTGGGACGGTTCACCCCAAACCCGTCTGCCGATACTTCAGCGCATTGTCATCCGTGATGGTGTGGAAAAGGCTCGTAAGACACTCATCCATAACCGCATTTCGTGGTCATCTCTCTGCGACACACAGAAAGGGCTGGGCGAGTATGACGACCCTTCGCGTGTGTCCCCAGTTGAGGGCTACGGGATAGTCCACACCGACATTCTGCCCAAAGAGTTCGGGAACTGGATGTTCCACCATAACGACAAAGAGTTTGCGTGGTCTGAGTATCTCTACATTCTTGATGACGAGGCTGTAATCGTCTGTGAATGGGACACAAAGTGCTGGAAGGTTCTTTCTGTTGAGCCATACCTACCCGTAAAGGTCTAGCGGTCTTACCCCTTTCTAACCGCTAGAAAGCCCCCATCCGTTTATTCGGGTGGGGGCTTTTCTTATTGGTTGGAGAGGCTTCGCTCGTGCGCCCACTCATCCACATTCGTTGGCAGGATACGCAAATCCCACACAATGTCAATGTGGTGTTCAGCCATACGACAATACCAACTGTCGTCATTTC